CGATTTTTAATATATATTATTGGGAATTCTACTTAAAGAGCCGCCGCAGGCGGCGCAGATACTTTTCAAAAAATCTCTCTCTACTAATATGTATGGATGTCTCCTTCAATACACAATTTTATACATTTCGTAAAAAAAAATACGCAACCGGTTTTCTTGACCCTTGTGTCGATGCTACCTATATCATACATCTGAAAGGCAACGGACGATTGAAACATATCTATAAACAACTTTCTCTCTTTCAACCCACACAAATAGTATATATTCTACATAATCCTGGTTACAAAAACGGGAAAAAAAAATTAAAAGAAAATATTTCCTATTGCGACCTCGTTGACTCCTATCTACAATGCTTCTCTCACGCAAACAATCGAAACTATAATAATATTCTCATCCTCGAAGATGATTTCTTCTTTTCTCCTGATATCAAACAACCCCATATCATTAATAACATTACACATTTTCTTCAAAGTAAACAAGACTCTGAATTCATATATTATCTAGGATGTGTTCCTATATTTATATACCCATACAACTGGAATCACTATGTCTCTTATATGTCATGGACAACACACGCTATTATTTATTCCAAAAAAGCCAGACATAAATCATTCAATATAAAATATAAACATTGGGATTCTATCTTGAACAACAATATACAAGAGAGATATATGTATCATCGACCTCTTTGCTTACAAACATTTACCTATACCGAAAATCAAAAAAATTGGATCGATAAACAACATTGTTTATATACCTTGTGTACTTTATACAAGGATTTGTTCCTTTATATTTTTCAAATGAATACCTATCCTGAATTCGGATTCTTCTTTATTTATTTAAATGCAAAATATGCACTCCTCTTTAATTTTTTGGGATTGATTCTCGTTATTTTTATTCTATATTTTCTATTAATTTATCTGATAACCAACTACCATCATTGATTTATTTCGTAAAAATGAATCAACAAATAATTACCCGTTTTCTACTTTTTCCACTTTTATTGAAAATAGTACCCACCTTTATAATATCTTCCTTGTTTGAAGAAGAAACATACGTCATTATTTTTTTTATAGATATACCTATTTCTATTACTTCTTCCTCTGAAAATATATGTGAAACATCACTACTGTTTACCAAAAGATAAATCCCTCTCATATCTATCTCCTTCAATTTTTCTGAATATTTATCACCTACTATAATAAATTTCAATACTACATCACCTTCTATCGTGTTATCTAATGCAAATCCTAACTCTTTTCCTATCTGTTCCTTGGAGTGAATATACCTTTTTGCTGCTTCCACAATATCTCTCTTTATTGTATTCCAATAACTATAACCACAACAAAAACTATCTACTTTCCTTTCGATATCTACTATTTCATCACAACACCTAACTGAAACACCCATATATCCTATTATAATATATATGAAATTCTTTATATTATTTACAACATAGTATAAAGAAATATTTATATATTCGTAATTAATATTGTAAATAAAGTAATTATGAATATTACATCATAAATGCATTGAAAACAATTAAGACATTGTTATTTTATTCGTAAAAATAAAAGTATATATATTATTTATATGGAATCGGAAAATACAAACTTTGTTGACGCTTCTGGGAACCACGATTGTGATTGCGAACATGATAATTGTTGTAAGGATGGTTGTGATGGAAGGGATGGAAGAGATGGACGGGATGGACGGGATGGACGGGATGGTGAAACTGGTCCCACTGGACCTACTGGTAAAGAAGGCTGTCACGGACCTACTGGTGAATGTGGTCAAAAGGGCTGTCACGGTCCTACCGGTCCTACCGGTCCTACTGGTCCTACCGGTCCTACTGGTCCTACCGGACCTTCAGATGGTCCTACCGGAGAACAGGGTCCTACCGGTCCTATCGGCTATACTGGTCCTACCGGAGAACAAGGTCCTACTGGTGAACAAGGTTATACTGGTCCTACTGGTCCTACCGGTTATACTGGTCCTATCGGCTATACTGGTCCTACCGGAGAACACGGTCCTACCGGCTATACTGGTCCTACCGGAGAACAAGGTCCTACCGGCTATACCGGTCCTACCGGAGAACACGGTCCTACTGGTCCTGGTAATTTTTCCGGAACATTTTTGAGTATTTATAATATCCCCGATCAAATTGTTCCCGTTGAAACCAATGTTGTTTTCAGTAATAATAAATCTATTGTCGGTAATTGCTCCCATAGTCCTGGTAGTTCCGATATTTATATCTGGGAACCAGGATACTATCAAATTTTTTTCAATTTGATGCATATTGAACCATGTCAATTCACCCTCTTTTTGAATGGTGCCCCAGTGAATGGAACTGTCATTGGTAGTCCCACTGGATCCGCACAAAATTCTCTTACCATTATTTTTGATATCGGTCCCGCCGATTTAGAACCCGCACCCGTACCCGGTGGTATTGCTGCACTTCTTCAGGTACGTAATCATACCTCCTTCCCTCTCAATGGTGTAACTCTCAGTGGTGTCAATGGATCTGGTACTTCCGCCGGACAAATCAATGCGGTATTCAGTCTTTTTCTTCTTTTACCAGCCACCGTTTAAATATTACAAATTTACAATTTTTAATTACAAATGTTACAATACTAATTTATAAATTTGTCACGATAACTAGTAATATATTATTACGTAAATATTTAGAAATAATACTATATTACAAAATATATAAATATGGAAATTACCAATTTATTCGTGTGTGATTTCTACAAGAAGCATCCTTCTCTCGACATAGAAATGGTCAATATACAACTCTGTAAAATGTTGGAATCTTTCCAGATTTATAACAATGAACAATCATTTGATATTGTTCCTCTTGTAACTGATAATTCTACTTCAAATTCTTTCTTTGATGTCATCATACAACAAATCAATGCATTGGATATCCATTTTACAAAAGAATGGAAAAATACTGATATGCCATCTAGAGAATCCTTTTTTGCTTCCTTGAAATCACAATTTCTCTCTTTGGTAGAAACTTATATCTCCAACGAACAAAAGGAAGCATTGATAAAAACCATTGATACATTTTATCAGAAAACACGCAATGACACAAATCGCGATATTGAATTATTTCGTCCTTTTATATCATCTCTCTCTGACACGATTCAAGCACATATCAGTCAATTTTATAATGACAACAAGGCAGTTTTACAGAAATATAAGAAGCAAAAACAAGGGGAATTCGCTGAAAACCAATTGGAAATTACATTGAATAATATCATTCCAAATGCTCATATTGTCAATACAGGACATTTAAAAAATATGGGCGATTTTATAATCAAACGAAAAGAACATCCTCCTATTCTTATTGTCAACAAGATAAATGAAACCAATATCGATGAAACAGAAACCGACCATTTCATCTCTCTCATAAAAGATAATAACTGCAATGGTATCTTTCTCTCACAAAACAGTGGTATTGTTAACAAAAACGATTATCATATCGATTTCATTAATGGAAATGTTGTCATCTTTCTACAATCAGTTGATTGCAACATCGATAAAATTCAAAACGCTGTACAAGCTGTGGATTCATTGTCTGCCAAAATTAAAAATACCCATTTTGATGATAATCTCAGTCAAGAAGTAATTCAAGAAATAAACAAGGAATACCAACAATTCATCTATAAGAAAGAATGTATTTTATTGTATCTTAAAGAAAACCAACGCACCTTGGTAAATGATATTGAAAGCCTCACCTTTTCCCATTTGGAACAATATTTGTCAACCAAATTTATCATCAAAAAGAAGAATGATACTACGATTATATGCAATTTATGCAACAAATATTCTTCACATTCTTTGAAAGGAATGTCTGCACATAAACGCGGATGCAAAAAGAAACACCCCGTTCCTATTATATAATATTGGAATGTATATCTATTATCATTATTTGTCTTACAAGTTATAGGAGTTATTTTGTATTCAATCAAAGAGAAAAAAACAATATAAAAAATATATTATATTGTTTTTCAAGACTTTTTTTTACATACCCCCATTGAAATCCAAAATAAGGAATAGGTAAAAATGCCCACATATTGTATGTCTGAACCAAAATTATCCTTTGTCTATTTACTCGTTTCTTCAGATGGTGCAACTTATATCGGTGCAACAGTAGACCTAGATAGACGCTTAAGGCAGCATAATAAGGAATTAGTAGGTGGTGCCCACGCAACAGGTACCAAAGTAGCAGCGGGAGAAACGTGGACACGTGCTGCTTATGTATCTGGTTTTCCAGATTGGACAGCAGCCCTTCAATTCGAATGGCGTTGGAAACAATTGTCTCGGAAATTACCTAATTGGTGGAATCCACTTGATAGAAGAATGAATGCATTGTCTACACTACTTTCTCTCAAACAATCAACTACAAAGGCTCTTCCCTTTGCAGAATGGATATCGCCCCCTGTTGTTCATTTGGAATCCAATAAAGCATCTCGGCTCTATTCTTTAGAAGCAACTAATAAGTGAGAATGGAACCCGCAAAAGTTACTGTGTTGGGATTACCAACCGTAATAAATCTAACATCTATTAGGTCAGTAGGTAAAAATGTTATACCAATACCTGTTATAGATACTGTAGTGGGTGAAGTATCTAACAATGTCACTGCAATAGGTGTGGCTACACCATTTTTAAAAACGATAAACTGGATACTGTTTCCAAAAGGAATGACACCTGAATAGGTAATACTCAGCGCAAAGACGATGGTGGTATTTATAAATTGAAAGTAGAAAGGTATGGTTGTCGAAACACTGGCAATGGGTGTGATTGTGGGTGGAAGAATATATAGACCTATGTAAAACAATTTTCACTAAATTTTTTATGATGATAAACGCAGTGGTTACAAACATAATATAGAAATATTACAATCGTATTTAAATATATATTATTTGGAATCCTATTTAAAGCCGAGGATGGGACCCCTGCGACACGATCCCTTTCTTTCAAATAAGATTGTATCTTTTCAACGAGAGAAAAAAAATGAAATAATATCGTTTCATGTAAAAGAAAGCAAAATGTCAAAAGACGATGCTATTTATTATTTAAAAACCAATGGAATTACAACATCTATTATTGGTATTTATTTTGCTCTTTCTCTCAATGAAGCAGAAAGCAAACATTATCCACACAAAAGTTCTATTTTTGAATTGGAACCAACTACCTTTGCCTTTACATTCTCTGATGAATCATTACAGTCTGAAGTAAGTCAAAATCTATGTATACTCGCCTTTTCCGAGAGAAATTGCAACAATATCAATATCACTTCCGATGAATATTCATATGGGCTTCATAAATACAATGATAATTTATATTATATCACATTCGAAACTGTTATTCAAACAGGATTGTGTCAACGTATTTGCAGCTGTTTTTGTTCTCATATTTTTATATGTTGTGTTTTTGGTATGAAAAAATAACGAGAGAAGAAAAAATTGATTCATTTTTTTATTTTTCTCTCTTTCATATTCAACAACAATGACTTATTGCAATTTTTGTATCCCTGGCGCTCCATTAAGCACTCTTTGTAACAATTGCAAAGATTTTTCACAGGAAACCCATAACAAATTTTTAGATAAATGGGTTCATATCGAGCAACAGAGTGAAGAAGATATTAAAAACAATTTAATTGAAAGAAATATTGAATGGTTAACAAATGACCATCGTTGTCTCCTACAATCTTTTGTACAAATGCCAGGTGATTTGATTCCAAGAGCCGCTGATTTACAAAATTTATACAAACATTTAGCACAAATTATGGTCGGGGTACCTGTTGAAAACGAAATATATTGTTATTTCCGCCCCTATCATTATCTCCTCGGAAATATCAATGACATACCTACCTATTATGAAGAAGACATCAGCGCAGATGATTTTGAATGGGTACGTTCTATGTTAGGATACATTGAGGACACGGAAGGTATTCCCGAAGATTTATTTCAGAACGAAGAAGAGACAGCGCCTAGAAGACAGACTGTCCGTATCCAAGTAAAACAGGGCATCGAATGTGCTGTCTGTTATGAAGATGTGAATTACGAACGTTGTGTAAGTTTTCAATGCAATCATATGCTTTGTATGTATTGTGTAAAACGTCTTATACAAGATACCTCCAAAGCAGCCGTTTGCCCAATGTGCCGTGAAGAAATCAAAACCATCGAAGTCACCAACGATTGGGTTGCCGATGAATTAAGTCATTAGAATCGCATTTGTATTACCCTTTTGCATAAACCCCCTTGTAATATAATCCCTTTTTTATATTGTTTTCAAAACACTTTATATTGATTACTAAAACCAATATAAAGACCTCCTAGCGAAAATCGCGCTTTACATGATCGTTTAATATACACACTTGATCCCACATTATTTTTATATCTTTCTTTTTATCCGGATCATCCAAATCAGCCAATTTCATTTCCAATGCCTTTTTCAAACGCATTATACTGCTTTTATAAGTCGATATCTTGTCTTTGTATCCATATTTTTGCGCCAAAAGCATCCAACCCAAATGCTCAAACAAATGCTTGTACCAATGATTCAAACCATCATATGTCACTTCGTGCACCGGTCCAATATTACTCAAGTTTTTTTTTGTTCCTCTTTTTGAACGCAATCTCTTGGTAGGAGCCATATATATATTGTTCCTATTTTATCATTCTCTCTAAATGTAAAAAGGTCTTGTCTATAAATACATTTGTAATTAGAAAAAACAAATTACCGCTTAAATTTTAAATTCAAAATAGCCGGATATTTCTCTTCAATCAACAATAACATATCTTCCACCTTTAATATTTTATCACGCTTCAATATCTCGGCACCATCGTAAATAAAATCCCTTGCATTCTGAATCAAAAACATCGAATGCGCATATGCCTCATTAATTAAACCTACTACTTCCGAATCAATCATCTCCTTGTATTTCTCACTTGAATTCGGATAAATCACCTTTTTACCCATCCCATAATACACAATCATCTTTTCAGCCAATTTAAATGCCTCTTCGAAATCATTGATTGCACCCGTCGTCACCGTTATATCGTAAAATACTTCCTCTGCAATACGCCCCGCAAGCAATATCATTAAATGCTCAAACAATGCCTGCCTCGTAAAAATAGTATCTGTTGAACCCTCAAATACTGTATACGCCGGACTTTTAGGACTCGATAAATTAATAATAACACGTGTCATTTTCGTATGATGACTACATAAAAGACCCACTAATGCGTGACCCATCTCGTGAATGGCTATATGATCAATGATATCCGTCGTAAATTGATGGTCGTTCGGTTGCCAGCCAGCCATAATGCGATTCAAAATATGGTCAATGTCTGAATAAGTAATCTTCTCCCTATCATCCCGCAAAGCATTCAACATCGCCTCGTTTAACATATTCTCAATCTGCGCACCCGATAAACCCATCGTCAAATCTACCAAATCACTTATTACCACCGTCGAATCATATGGCTTCCCTTTTGTATGTATGCGCAAAATAGCTTCTCGAGTCAACGCATCCGGTGGCCCAATGAAAATACGCTTGTCAATACGACCCGGACGAATCAACGCAGAATCCAATAAATCTACACGATTCGTCGCACCCACCACAAAAACACCAGAACTATTCTTAAATCCATCCAACGCTACAAGCAACTCATTCAATGTACTGTCACGCTCCGAAGAAGACGATTCTCCATCAGTAGAACGATGACGCCCTATGGCATCTATCTCATCTATAAACACAATACACGGCTTGTTCTTACCAGCCAACGTAAACAATTCACGCACACGTGATGAACCCACACCCACATATTTTTCCTGAAATTCAGAACCACTCACTGCAATGAAACCAATCCCTGCTTCACCAGCAAGACCCTTTGCAAGTAACGTTTTACCGTTACCCGGTGGACCTTCGAGAATTAAACCCTTTGGTACACGAACATTGAATTTTGAATATTTTGAATAATTCGACAATATATCAATACATTGCTTCAACTCATATTTAATCTTGTGATAACCACCAATATCCGAAAATGTAAGAGGAAATTTTGTAATTACCTCAAAATGTTCCGATTTCTTTTTCTTCGATTCATAATAACCTTCATCGTCGTCTTCGTTTTCAGCATTAAAATTATTCTGAAATTCTGTAAATATATTTTTACTTAGAATAATACGAGTACGCGTCTTTGAAACCTCCGTTTTATTAAATAAATCATCAATCGTAAAACTACGTTCCTTCTCTTCTCCAAAATTCGAATTTATTATTTCATTGTCACGTATAGTATTGTTTTTGGAATTCAATCTTCGTAATTGTTGTTCCATCTCAAAAACACTCTTAGAAATAGGATAACGACTTCGAAAATGCATATTATTCTCAAAATTTCGTTTCATAGCAGACCCACGAAAATATCTACCAAGTATACTACTCTGAAAAGCACCAATAAGTGGAACAAAATACATCACAATGAACATATATATAATTATAGTCTTCGCCTTGTTTTTATATTGTTTTTTCTATTGGATTTTCTAAACGTTCTTCTATTAGAAGTTAGATTCGTTCCCCTTTTCATTCTTTTCTTTCGTTTTCCACTACCACCTCCGCGTTTTTTTTTATACATGGTTCCTTCAATGATGTCTATATATTTAAGCGATGCCTGAAGAGCATCTATCTCTTTCTTATAGGAATAAATATGTTTTTTTTTATGGTCTATGTGTTTTTGTTCATGAGAACCATATTCATGTTGTTGCACCATTTTATCAAATTTTTGCATACGACACTTTAATATATAAATTTCGTAAATCAATTCAGACATTACTGTTTCCTTCAAAGCAATCTCATTCTTCAAAAAAAACTTGATGGATTCTATTTCTTCCATCTCCATATCATCATCCAATTTACTCGGTAATATATTTTTAAATTCCACTGGATGCAATTCTCTCATATCATCCGGAATATGTGATACGTATTCATTCCTCTTGATTACATATTCTTCACGCTCCTTTTCTAAATTTTGTACCCATAGTTTTATTGTTTCTATCATATTGCAATCCATTTTTCTTATATATTGTAATTATTTTTATTTTCATAAGATGAAATACAACATTTTACTCTATCTTACCCAATAATATCAATATTTTATTGCGTTTATATAAAAAATGTTTCGATTCAAATGGAAAAAATTGAACCCTTTTTTAATATTATTTATCTTTCAACAAATGTCCACAAAACGTATCAGCAAAATTGATCTATTTAAAAAATTATCCGGATTCAATACAGATTCAGGAATATCCCGTATTGTATGCACCGACGAATTCGTATCTGAATATATCGGTCTTCAATTGGGCAACGGAGGTGGATGGTGTCGTCTCGATGGCGATTTCGGTAAAAAAAATAAAGTATGTATCGTAAAACGCAGCGGTGAATTCCGATTTTCTTGGCATCCATCCGAAGAAGAAAATACCACATTACATAATGAAATTAACACCTTTGTCACCAAACAAAATATATCCTTCACCAAAGGGAATTCTGTATACCTTATTAAACTATGTGGAATATTGAATGACATATCCACACGACCTATCCGTCAAGATATTCGCAATGCACTCAAAAAAGGTCCGTGCGTCGTTTGTGGAACATATAGCCAAATCGAAATTGATCACAAAAATGGCCTTTATAATGATCCACGCGTTTTATTTATTGAAACACAAACATTAGACGATTTTCAATCACTCTGTAAACATTGTAATGACCAAAAGAGAGAAACATACAATTATATGAAACGAGAAGGCAAACGATATCCTGCAACAAGTATACCTCTTTGGAAACCTTTCGGTATCGATTTTATCAATGGCAACGAAACATATGACCCAGAAGACCCAAACGCAACAATCGGAACATTTTGGCACGACCCCGTCGCCTTTACCTATGCTGTATTGAAAATATTACAACCGTAATGCTTCCATCAACTCATTCAAATACGTTGTTCCAAATGCCATATCCGAACAATGACCTATTTTACCCCTTTTTACAATATCGATTATAATACCCCTTTTTTCCACATAGCAAATCTGAATGTCTTTATGCACAATCGGATCATATTCATTTTTTATATGAATGATCTTTGTAGTTTCATTTTGTTTCATATTGAATCCAGAAAAAAAATATATTGTAGAATAATCAAAAGAATGAATACGCTGTATCATCGAAACAAGTTCACTCGCTGAACCATAACCCCACATTATTTTTTTCCAATCCATCATCTTATCAGCTATTTTTACGTAATTCCAATGACAAAGATAATTTACATAAGCTATCAAAAAGAATAAATAATCCAACCGAAACACTGCGTTTTTCTCAAAACGTTTTACATTTTCCATTATTTGATATGGTGTATCATATGTAATTATCTTCTTGGAACAGTGAATATCATGTAAATCACTCATAATATGACTCGCTACCACACCCCCCGCTGAAAAACCCAGTAACACAATTTCTTCCCACGGAAACTCTTTGTTTCTCTCTCGAATATAATGCGCTGCATCTTTATAAATAGTAATACTTGTAATATCCAATTTTTCAATAACAATACATTCATACATAGAAAACACGTCGAAATGATATCGAAACAAATCAAACATCAACTTTTTTATATAGCCGTGAAACGCCAATTGATAAGAACCAGCAATACATACCAAACATTTACGAGACCCACCGACAGGCCCCCATTTTCTATTATGATATATCGTCATTTTCTGTTCTCGTCCCTCTTCCTTTTCACAAATATAAGTAATTTCCTCCTTTTCCAATATATCTTTACACCGATTTTGATACCAAAAAAGCATCCATATAAATTGAATCACTACAATGAAAAAAGATACCCACATTTCTCCTTCGTATTCTTCTTATCCTTTTATATTGTTTTGAAACATAAACAACTTAAAGACACGCAGTAAAATTACCTGGTTTCTTTTTCACAGTTGTATCAATAAACCATAGATATTCATATACTGTGTCTGTTGATGATTCATTGCTATTTGATTTGTATTTTTTATACGGAATAGTATACAATGTGACATCCCCCTTTGCCAATAATATTTCCTGCAATACATCCATAGAAAGTATACCCTCGTTGTTATACGAGAGAAATATATACTTGGTATTCAATGATTTCAATAATATTTCAAACGCATTTTTAACCTTGGTCTTACTACAAAAATCACTCTTATTATATCCTTCAAGCAATGCCGTTTTACCCTTGATTTTATATTCCGAATTATACTCTGCAATAAAATTCAATGGTGAATAATTTGCTGCATATTGCCTTTGATTATAAGGTGGGTCCAAATATACAACATCATAATAGCTTTGTATATCTTCCGCCTTTCCGTGAAAGACGTGATTGTCTTTATGTGGAATATCTCTTCTTGTATGAATTGGAACCATTTGTAAAGGCTTTCTTGCACTTGCTTTGAATTTTTTCAAAAAGGAACCATAGACAGAAGTCGTATTTGCCACCTTGTCAATCGAAGTGAGAAGAGATGCCAACAGATAGAGATATTCCTTTTCATCTATATAACCCTTGTCCTTTTCTTTGTTCAAATATTGACGTATCGCATCCGCCTTTTTCGCATTGTCTACCGTGAAAAACATCCTGTTTTCACAACCTGCTTCTTCGGAATGAGGCGCCAATTCAGTGTAAATAAAACCTTTTACCGGTTCCAAAACATTGCATTCTTCTATTTTTTTAGCAAGGGTATCCGTAAAAGGCACTGAAATAAGTGCTGTATTAATAACATAACTATAATATTCCCAATCGTTTGCCGATACAGTGCGAAAAAGAGACAAACTATTGAATCCTATAGTTCCTGTTCCCGCAAATAAATCCATAAACGATTTCTCTTTGCAATCAGGAACACAATTCTGAAAATTATCCAATATCTTTTTCGATAAACTATGTTTACAACCAATATAATTCAATGTATTCATTCCTATATTGCATTATATACAACTTTTTATATTCAATTTTTTCATCTTCTTTTTCTCGTGTTTTTAGATGATGTCTTTGATTTCCCAAAAAACGTTTCTATCTCCCCCTTTTTAGATAACAAATCTCTTACAATTTCCTGGAAATAAAAACGAAATTGAGGCAGCATTCTTTTGAGCTGAGAGAAAGAAACCCAACGTATCTCTGCTTTTTCAAATATCTTTGTATCATGTATCACATTGGCATCCAAATGCATTTGCAGAAATCGTTGATTGTTATTATAATATTCAACCAAATAAGGATTGTACGGATAATAAAACAAATGCATCCTATATTCATTCCTATCTAAAAGAAAAACACCTTTTTTAAGAAATCTCGCTACGTCCTTGTCAGACCCTAAAAAACCAGTAAGTTCTTCCCCTGCTTCTCGTATTGCTGTTTGCATATAGGTCTCTTTATTATCCCTTCCTCCACCAAAATCAGACCATCCGGGTGTGTCTGCATATTTGTTTTCTTTTCCGAATAAAAAATATAGTTCTCCCTTGTGCCACGTTGTCGGCAAAATTCCTGAACCCATATATCTCTTATATACTGCAAATAAAATAAAATTTTTTGATCGTCTTTTACACCCTTTTCTTAACATGTTACATCGCGAAATTGGAAACTTTCATACAAAATCTCCAATTCCAATGTCATACTGAAATCCATATGATTCAAATCAATGATACAACCAAAGGCATCCAAAATTTTGACATGGATTTTGCGCAAATTCACGGGTCCATTATAGATGCGCCGTTTTGTCAGAGGACATTGATTGTCCTCCATTACCATTGATAATTTACCATTGACCAAATGTACTTTGGCTAATATATCTTCGTCCATATAACTTTTGTCAAATCCTACAATGTTGGTGCTATTCGTATTGTATTGATAGTCATTGAGAGAAACATATAAATATCGGTCTCCATTTCCGTCAAACAAGCCTTCTGATTCTATACATTCTTGTATTTTTTCATAATTCGGCAACCGAAATCCAAGTATCCAACCCACTGTTTTCATCATATTTTCTCCGCTATTGGTGCGTAAAAAATGAAGTGAAAAAGAATCAATAACACCAGAGACAATTTCAAACGTTGTCTTCATACTCGAATCAGGTATGTTCATTTTTATATATTGGAGTCCATTGGTGGAACCCGATTCATACAAATAATTCGTATTTATATATTCCGTCAAGGACTCATTGTCATAATTGCCATCGGGAATCTCAATGATATGTTCTGTTTCTTTATTTCCTTTTTGAACACGAATGATGAAAGAATGATTCTTTTGTGAACGAGAGAAAAGATACCACGAATTGGGTAATTCCAAGGAAGCAAGCCGTAAAGAAATAACGTTTTTAATCTCTGATGGCAAAATATAATCATAATCCGTTGAACATGAATCATAATAATTATGACGAAAGCAGCTGTTTAGATTCAAATTGCGCATTTGTGTCATTCGTTTTAAACTGTTTAAAGAGCCTGGTGCTGCGGATTGGGGGGCGGTATATACGATGGGTGGGGTAGGAACGGGAATCGGTATTGGATACTCTTTTTTTTGTACATCTTTGATATTTTGAATAAGAAAGGAAGCATGTTTCGTTTCAAAATGAGGTATTTTTTTTATATTGTCCATAAAAATGTCAATATTTATAGTATCATTTTGCTGATGAACACATTCTATTATTTTATATGCCTTTTCGTAAAAAGACGATATAGTTCCAGGATATATTTCTTTTATTTTATTACATTTTTCTCTCATTTTGTCTAAACGTATATCGTGTATATCTGTTATTTTAAATAAACCACATATATCTTCATAGGAATAATGATGAATATCCAAATCTTTGTTCATAGGATATCATTATATTTATTCTTTTTATACCCCATCGCGAAAAATGTAACTACACCTCTGTCTATTGTAAATTACAATATTATTGTATACTATGTTGGCTGGAGGACGTTGTAAACATAGTTACAATCATTTGTCTGGTAAGCAATTCAATAGACAATATATAATATATACTCTTTCTTCTCAGCAAAACATTTGTCCTACTCTTGTTCCAAAGCCCAAAGTTATTCCTATTCCTAGTCCTATTCCTAGTCCTAGTACCAAAGTTATTCCTAGTCAAAATCTTTATCCTACAGTTGACAATACTTTAGACGATGCTTCTACTGTTGGTAAATTCTTACATTCATTACCTGCGATTCGTTTGAAGCCAGAATACGAAATATATGATAAGATTTTTGGGAAACCGAATCGTGCTAAGAGAGATATTTATCAGGTAGAAAAGATTAAGGATATTGAAGAATGGTTGCATTTACCTTTGGAACAAATAAAAACTAAAATGGCGAAAAAATACAATATCATATAATTACATATGGCGGATGAAATGAGAAAAAAATTGGACTATGTTAGTTTTGATATTGCTTTACTAGCGCAAGATATATCAACACCTGTTTATGTTGCTTGCAAAAATGTTCATACTATAGATATCGATCCTATTCCTATTTCTGTAAAACAATTCAAACGATTGTTTTATTCACAAGAGGATCATTTTGGATTGAATAAATCAAATTTTTTTGAACCAGAAATATCTCATTTGACGACATTTCAATCCCCTCGAACCATTGATGGTAAACCTTTTTCTCTATTAGAAGAAGTATTGAAATATATTGAAGAGGATTTGTGCGTAACACGTAACTGTTTTACAACACATAGTTTGATGGAATTGACACATAATATTGAAAATATATCTACATTGTATCAATTAGAGACTTGTAGCCTGGTTTCTTCATTAAAATGGAACACTATCCTTTCGATTTTGAAATCCGCTTCTACAAAAGCGGAACATATTCATTTCGTTATTAGTATCCGATTCAATATTTCAAATACATCGGTTCTTCCAATCATTGTAAAAATGAAATACAAAATTTGTTTGTATGAACTTTTATATTAGTATTATTATTTTTGTGACTTTTATAATATTATGGTATAATATACAAATAATATTATAAAACTAAAAAATGTATAATTACCTTTAAAATGCTCTGCGTTTTTAACATTTGGTTGAAAGTGGAAATGAAATTGTGGACGACGCTGCAAAATAAAAACGTTTTGGAGTATTGTGGTATGAATAAAATAAATTGCCTGCTTTAAATATGATAGCTTATACATGTAAAAAATGTTGTAAATAAATTATTGTATATTAAAAATATTTCGATTGCGTTTTTTTTTTTGAGTGTTTTATAATATTATGTAATATTATAATATTATGGTATCAATAAAATTAAATGATCTGATAATTTTAAATGCTGCTGTCGAGTCAGCTGCTGCTGCGAAGAAGGCTGCCGAGGAAGCTTATGCTCTTGCACGGAAGGCTGCCGATGATGCTAATTTAGCTCTTGATAATGCCGTTAATACTCCTATGGCTGACATTCTTGCTGCTGATGCTGCTGATGCTGCTGCTGCTCTTGCTGCTGCTGCTGCCGAGGAAGCTGCTGCTCTTGCTGCTCTTGCTGCAAAGAAGGCTGCCGATGATGCTGCTGCTGCTGCCGAGGAAGCTGCTGCTGCTGGTGCTGCTGCGGATGCTGCTGCTGCTGATGCTGCTCCCGATGCTGATGCTGCTGCTGATGCTGCTGCTGTGGATGGTACTGCTGCTGCTCCCGATGCTGATGCTGCTGCTGGTGCTGAGGCTGCTGGTGCTGCGGATGGTGCTGCTGCTGGTGCTGGTACTGCTGCTGGTGCTGCTGCGGATGCTGCTGCTGATGCTGCTCCCGATG